GAAATACCAAACAAAGATTATTACTATCAACTTCAAGGGTATATGTGGCTAACTGGCAAACAAGAATCCGTGTTAGCGTATTGCTTAATTGATACTCCGTTAGAAATGGTTGAAGACGAAGTAAGGAAAGCGCATTGGAAACTACATCTAATTGACGAAAACACGGAACTATGTCAAGAAGTAGAATCTAAACACAAGTTCGGACACATACCTAACAATCGAAAAGTAAAGTATTGGTTCGTTCAACGTGATGAACAAGTAATTGAGCAAATCAAAGAACGGGTAGAACTATGCCGAGAATATTACAATCTTTTAATGAAAACGATATGAAACAAACAGCAGTAGAGTGGTTAGAAATACAACTATTCAAAAAACAAGGTAAATTTAATAAATCAGATATTGAACAAGCCAAAGCAATGGAGAAGGAGCAGATAATTGAGGCTTTTAATCAATCGTGGCACGATAGGATGAATCCATATAAAACAGCAGATAAATATTACACCGAAACCTATGAAAGCAACGACTAAACAAACAGCAGTAGAGTGGTACGCAGTACAAGCAATGCAATTAGAAATACAGAGAGGCAAAGGTATTATTACAATTAGTCAAATGCTAAATGAATTGTCTAATATACTTGAACAAGCCAAAGCAATGGAGAAGGAGCAAATTAAAGATGCTTTTGTACAATGTTGGAAAGCAAATGTTCCTGATGTAATAGAATGCAAATTAGATGCAGAACAATACTACACCGAAACCTATGAAAGCAATACTTGAATTTAACCTACCTGAAGACGAAGTAGAATACTACTGTGCAAATAAAGGAACTGCGATGTTAAACGTACTTTGGGAACTTCGTGATGAACTACGCAAAATGTACAAATACGAAGAACTAAACGAAGACGAATGGAAAATAGTTGAGCGAATGCGGGATTTTCTAAACGATAGCTTAAACAACCACGAAATAAACTTAAATAAATAACAAATGGAAACAAAAAACAACACGGGAGCGATTTTTAAGAACGACAAAAAGACGAAGGAAACGCACCCTGACTATAAAGGCAAGGGAAATTTTAAAGGTGTAGAATTTGATATAGCTTGTTGGATGAAAGAATCCAATAAGGGAACGAAATACTTTTCGTGTTCATTTAGCGAACCTTATGTGAACGAAACCCCGAAACAAGTCCACACCCAAATAATAGACGAAGACGATTTACCCTTTTGATTATGTTTATAGACGATAACTCCTTACGAAAAGAACTGAAGCAAATACTCCTTACAAAAACACGAAACCAAGTAGTTAAGGAAATAAAGCAACGAGGTTTAAAGATGCACCAATATACAATAGACCGTTTTTTATCAGGCGCATTGGTAAGCATCAAAACACTACGAACACTTGATGAATACGTTTACCGAGTAAGTAAAGGAATCTAACATTAAGCCAACTTTCGTAGTCGGTTTTTTTGTTTTTTGTTGTGATTAGAAATTAATCATTATATTTGACTACAAAATAAACAATGGAATGGCTTAATATCGTAGCTAAAGACCATAAAGAGTGGGTTAAACTGGTCAAAAGTTTTGGCGAAGATTTCTTCGCTGAAGACATCGTGCAAGAAGCCTACCTACGATTACACAAATATTGCAAACCTGAAAACATTATTCAAGATGGGCAAGTCAATAAAGGTTTTATGTATTTTGTTTTACGCAATCTTTACTTATTACACATTAAGGTTGAAAAGAAGAACGAAATGGTAAACCTTGACAACTTACCCTTATTAAAAGACGAACCAACCAACCTAACTAAAGAAGAAGCCTATACACGATTACTCAATAAGATACACGAAGAAGTAGATTCTTGGCATTGGTATGATAAACAACTTTTCACAATCTACAAAGACACGGATTTAAGTATTAGAGACATCGCAAAAGAAACTACAATCAGTTCGAGTTCAATTTTTAATACATTAAAGAACTGCAAAAGCAAAGTAAGGAATAAGTTTAAAGAAGATTACGAGGACTACAAAAACGAGGATTTTGAATTAATTAAATAAAATAAATATGGCACGAAGAAAAAAACAAGCAGAAGGCTTAGGGGATACCGTTGAACAAGTTTTAGAAGTTACAGGAATCGCAAAGGTAGCTAAATGGGTATTAGGAGAAGATTGCGGATGCGAAGAACGTAAACAAAAGTTAAATGAAATTTGGAGATACAAACGACCTGAATGCCTAACGGAAGACGAATACAATTATTTAGACGGATTCTTTGCACAGGGTAGAAATTCAGTTTCTCCAAGCGAACAACGAGAACTACTTAAAATCTACAATAGAATAATGCACGAAAAAATGCAACCTACAAGCTGCGGTTCGTGTTTACGGGAAGTAGTAAACAAATTAAATAAACTTTACGCAATCTATAAAGAAGAACAAAATGCCGATACCACAACCAACGAGTAACGAAAGTGAAAAAGAATTTATCCAACGTTGTATGGATGATTCTAAAATGAAAGACGAGTACGACATAGACCAACGTTTTGCAGTTTGTCAAGATGCGTTTAAAACTAAATTAGCTGGCGAAAAGATTTCTTTTGATTTTGACGGAACGTTAAGCACGAAACGAGGTTACGAAAAGGCGAAGCAACTAATTAGCGAAGGAGCAGAAGTTTATATTATTTCAGCACGTCAAAATAAAGATGGAATGTTAGCAAAAGCAAACGAGTTAGATATTCCCGTAGGACGTGTTTACGCTATGGGTAGCAACGAAGCCAAAATAGAAAAGGTAAAAGAACTCGGAATAGTTACCCACTACGATAATAACATAGAAGTAGTAAGAGCGTTAAAAGGAATAGGAGCAATTTTATGAAGTTAGTAAATATAAACGAGGTTAAACCTAACCCGAAGAACCCAAGGATAATAAAAGACGAAAAGTTTAAGAAACTTGTAAAGAGCATTCAGGAATTTCCCGATATGCTAAATAAGCGCCCGTTAATCACTTTTACGGACACGGATGGTAAATACGTTGTCTTGGGTGGTAATATGCGCTTAAAAGCGTTAAAAGAACTAAACTACAAGGAAGTACCGATAATCTTAGCGGACGAATGGACGGAAGAACAAAAAGCGGAGTTCTTAATCAAAGATAACGTAGGCTTCGGGGAATGGGATTGGGATAGTTTAGCTAACGAATGGGAAGTAGAAAAGTTAGAAGAATGGGGTTTAGATTTACCCGTTGATTTATTGGTAGCAGAAGAACTCGAAGCAGAGGAAGACGATTACGAAATACCTAACGAGATAAACACGGACATAGTATTAGGAGATTTATTTGAGATAGGAGAACACCGTTTACTTTGTGGAGATAGTACACAAACTGATAGTTATGAAAAATTATTCAATGGCGAATTAGCTGACCTTGTTGTTACAGACCCACCTTATAATGTTGACTATGAAGGAGGCACAGGATTAAAAATAATGAATGATAAAATGGAAAATAATGCGTTTTATCAATTTTTATATGATTTTTACACTGCTCTCGGTTCTTATACAAAACAAGGTGGTGCTTGGTATGTTTGGCACGCAGACTCTGAAGGGGTTAATTTTAGAACTGCTTTTGAAGATAGTGGTTTGCTTTTGAAGCAATGTTTAATATGGGTCAAAAATGCATTAGTAATGGGTAGACAGGACTATCAATGGAAACACGAACCTTGTTTATATGGTTGGAAAGAGGGAGCAGCTCATTATTTTACAAATGAAAGACATCATACCACTGTAATAGAAGATGCAATTAATGTTAACAAGCTAACTAAAGACCAAATGAAAAAAATGCTTAATGAAATGTTAAGCGATAAAACAAAATCAACAATTATTAAATGCGATAAGCCAAGTAAGAATGATGTCCACCCGACAATGAAACCAATTTTATTATTAGCTCCGCTTATTGAAAATAGCAGTAAAGCAGGCGAAATAGTTGCTGACGGATTTCTCGGCTCAGGTTCAACAATGGTAGCATCACACCAACTTAAACGCAAATGCTACGGAATGGAATTAGACCCGAAGTATTGCCAAGTTATCATTGACCGAATGAAAAAACTTGACCCGAATTTAGTTATTAAACGTAATGGAGTTGAATTAAAGTAACAGCAGAATTACAGCACAATGGCAAAAGACGATATAAAAAAATACGAATACAAAAAAGGCGAAAGCGGAAACCCTAACGGAAGACCAAAGGGAAGTAGAAACCGAAGCACAATAGCGCGAAGGTGGTTAGAAGTAAACCAAAACCTTAAGAACCCTTTAACAGGCGAAAACGAAACAATGAGCCAAGAAGATTTAATGACTTTAGCGCTAATTAAAAAAGCAAGGGAAGGGGACGTAAACGCTTACAAGGCTTTAATGGATAGTGGTTATGGCGCACCCGTTCAACAAATCGAACAAACGTTAATGGAGCAACCTTTATTCCCCGATGTTCAAGAGGACAACAGCAACGAATAAGGTTCTAAGCCTTAAAAAACGGATTAAGATTATTCAAGGTGGAACTTCCGCTTCGAAAACGTATTCGGTTTTAGCCGTATTAATTAACAAGGCGGTAACGATTCCAAGTTTAGAAATATCGGTAGTTGCAGAAACAATACCGCATTTAAGACGGGGAGCGTTAAAGGACTTTATTAAGATTCTAAAATGGACGAACCGATACAACGAAAAGCAGTTTAACAAATCTTTACTTACTTACGAATTTAAGAACGGAAGCGTAATCGAATTTTTTAGCGCAGATGATTCAAGTAAACTACGTGGTGCAAGGCGTGATATTCTTTATATAAACGAATGTAATAATGTTACGTTTGATTCTTACAACGAGTTAGCTATTCGAACACGAAGCGAAGTTTATTTAGATTTTAATCCAGCTAACGAATTTTGGGTGCATACGGAACTAAAAGACGAACCCGATTCCGACTTCCTGATTCTTACATACAAAGACAACGAAGCATTAGACCAATCAATAGTAGACCAAATCGAAAAGAATAAAGACAAAGCGAAGACGTCAACGTATTGGGCGAACTGGTGGAAAGTTTACGGCGAAGGTCAATTAGGAATGCTCGAAGGAGTAGTTTTTTCAAATTGGAAACAAATAGACACAATACCAAAAGAAGCGAAGTTACTCGGAATAGGGTTGGACTTTGGTTACACGAACGACCCAACTGCAATAATCGAAATATACAATTACAACGGACAACGAATAGTAAACGAGTTAGCCTACCAAACAGGGTTACTAAATAGCGACATAGCTAAACTGCTACCGAAAAACGTAGTGGTGTATGCTGATAGTTCTGAACCGAAATCAATAGACGAAATTAAACGCTACGGAATCACGATTAAAGGAGTAACCAAAGGCAAAGATTCGATAAACTACGGAATAGATGTTATTCAGCGCAACGAATACTTAGTAACTTCGAATAGTCAAAACCTAATCAAAGAACTACGTTCATACGTTTGGGATACGGACAAACAAGGGAAACGCTTAAACAAGCCAATAGATTTTAATAACCACGCTATTGATGCGTTCCGTTATCACGAAATGGAAACGCTTGGGATAGGTTCAAACTACGGAAGCTATGCAATACGATAAAACAAACGATATGCAAGTAATGATTACTCGCGTTGAGCAATACATTTACGAGCGTACTGGCAAACGAGTTCGAATAGTGTTCAATAATATGGCACGTTTTACGGCTCACTTTGAAATGCTTATTCACGCACACGAGTATGTTGTGAATTACAAAAACACGAATAAATAGTTTATAAGTTATGAAGTTAGACATCACCGTTCCGAGTTCAATTAGCGAAATCCCTTTAGTGAACTACCAAAAGTTCCTGAAGTTGCAACAAACGTCCAACGACGAGGAATTTATAGCGCAGAAAATGATTGAAATATTTTGCGGAATAGAACTAAAGGAAGTTGTTAAAATGAAACTGACAAGCGTTAACGAATTGATATTACACTTTAGAAAAATATTTAACGAAAAACCAAAATTCAAACCTACATTTAAAATCGGAAACATTGAGTTTGGATTTATTCCAGACTTGGAAAATATAAGTTTTGGCGAATATGTAGATTTAGATAACTATCTTTCAAAGTGGGATGACTTCCATAAGGCAATGGCGGTAATGTACCGACCTATCAAAATACGAAACAAAGATAAATACGAAATAATAGAATACACGGGAGCGGGTGAATACTGCGATTTAATGAAGTTTGCACCAATGGACGTAGCTATTTCGGCTTCGGTTTTTTTTTGGACTTTAGGAAACGTGTTATTAAACGCTACCCTAAATTATTTGGAGAACGAACTGAAGACGATGAACAAGACCGAACAAGCGACTTTAGCGCACGAACTCAGTTCGGGAAAAAGTGGGGATGGTATAGCTCAATCTATGGACTCGCTAAAGGAGACCTTACAAAATACGACGAGGTTGTTAAATACGGATTATATAAATGTCTTACCTATCTTACCTTTGAAGCAGAAAAAAACGAAATAGAAATAATGGAAATTAAAAAAAGTCATAAATGAACGGATACTATTCTTTACTAAACGAACTAAAAACACACTTTAACGCAGACCCGTTAGTTAATACCGTGTCGCAAGGTTCAATATTCAACGTTGACTTAGGTAAGCAAACTATTTTTCCATTGGTTCATATAATGGTTAATCAGGTTACGTTTAACGACAACGTAATAACTGCGAATGTTACTTTGATGGCTATGGATAACGTAAGCCAACGAAAAGAAGAAGCACCCAACACGTTCGAAACTGCGGATAACGAAATAGACGTTTTAAATACTCAGCTTGCGATTTTAAACCGAGCGTTTGAGATGCTTAAACACGGAAATATTTGGGACAACCTTTACCACCTAAACGGAGCGCCAACGTGCGAACCTTTTATAGAACGATTTGAAAACTATTTAGCGGGTTGGGCTATGACCTTTGATGTTGATTTCCCTAACGATATGACTATTTGTTAATGGAAAAAGAACTACAACTTAAAGCCTTAGAGGAATTTCGCGACTATGTTATAGCAAAAGCGAAAAGCAATTTGCGTAAAAAAAATGCTTCAGGCAATTTAAGTAAAAGTTTAACGGCAGATATTAAGGTAATGCCTAATTCAATTCGTTTCTTTTTTGAGATGGAAGAATACGGATTTTATCAAGACCAAGGTGTGCGAGGTGTAAGTAGTGGACGAAGTTTAAGCGGGTTTCGATTTGGTTCGGGTACTGGTAAAAAAGGCGGATTAACTGAAGGTATTAAAAAATGGGTTAGACAAAGACGAATCCAATTTAGAGATAAAGGCGGAAGGTTCTTATCAAAAGACGCTACTGCTATGCTTATAACTCGTTCAATTTGGCAAAAGGGAATAAAACCTTCAATGTTTTTTACACGACCATTTGAAGCGGCATTTAAGAACTTACCTAACGAATTAATAGATGCTTACGGATTAGAATCCCAAGAACTATTTGATACGATAATGAAAGAAAATTTTAAAAACTATGATAATAAATAGAATATTTGCACGAAGCCCGTACATAATAGAGATAAACGAAATCAACCAAGCGGGAAGCAAGGTAGAACTTTACATATATTACAACGGAACAACACCACCGAGTTCACCAAGTTACACGCTTGAAAAACTTATTCCAGCAAGTAATAACACGCAGACGCTTTACAATATTTCTCCTTATCTAATGGAGTATATTCAACACGATGCGTTTATAAATAATTATTCTACTGATGGCGGATTGTTACAAGTGAGTCAATATGTTTTAGTTGACGTAAAACGTTACAAATTAGTTTTGAATACCTACGTTTTATTAGATACAATTACTTATTGGGCATATGATGGCTTTGGGTATTATTCACAAGGTTTTAATCCGTCTCACGGTCAAGCAATGCCAGTACATTTAGACGAAATGGATTATTACTTTTGGTCGGATGCAAACAACAACCCAAGTTTAAATCAATTAGAACGGGCGGGTACGTTTACGGCTTATTTGGAAGTTGGTTGGACGGTAAAATATACGCAGTTACAAACGGGGTTAACGCATTCATATACAATTAGTGCGGATAATATGTACAACCTTTATCGTGTTTACCCAAGTTACTATCTTACAGGAAACAAAGTTGAAATATTTACCCCTACTTCCGTATTAAGTTGGACTGCTACATTTAATCCAATGGAAGAATGTAGATACGATGTACAAGTAGTGGACTTCATTAATATGTATGGAGCGTGGCAACGTGAATTCTTTTTTAAAGCGTCTTTTGAAAGTTTGGCAACAACAACAACTGAATTTAATTTAATGCAAACAATGGGGTTATTTGGAAGTTGGGACACCAAAGCCAACCAACGTCAAACATTTAACACAAACGGAATAATTAGCTACCGAGTAAATTCGGGATGGGTTGACGAATCATTTAATTCAAACCTACAACAATTAATGTTAAGCGAGCGAATCCTACTTAATAACGAACCCGTAAAACTCAAAACAAAAGAAATCGAAAAGCAAAAGAACATAAACAACAAAAAGATTAATTACGTTTTGGAGTTCGAACAAAGCAACGACTTAATAAATAACGTTATCTAATGAAAAGGCAAGTTCGCATCTTTGTAGAAGGAATGGAATTAGATTTATTCAACGATGAAAATATCGAAGTAAATTCTACGATTCAAAACATTCAGGATATTAGCAAAACCTATACCGACTTTTCGCAATCGTTCACAATACCAACGAGCGCAAACAATAACAAGATATGGCAGTACTTCTACGAAAACGCGGTTAATAGTTCAATCAATTACCAAGAACGCTTAAATGGCTACATTGAAATAGATATGACGTTTTTTCGTAGGGGTAAAATCCAAATGGAAAAGAGCCAACTAAAAAACGGACAACCTGACAACTATACGATAACATTCTACGGAGACGTTACAACACTTAAAGATATTTTAGGCGAAGATTTGTTAAGTGATGTTAACTACACGACAATAAACCACGATTACAATTTCACGGAAGTATTTACCCGAATAACTGATATTGGAAACGATTACGATGTATGCTACCCACTCATCACTTCAAATAGAATATGGGAATACAACAACGCAATTAATTCGGCAGACATTCCCGCTTGGTTAATTGGTTCGCTTGGTTTAACTGCTAACGATATTCACACAAATGCGGGTGCTATTGATTATCGTGAGTTATTTCCAGCAGTTCGGGTAAAATCTATTTTCGATTGTATTCAACAAACGTACGGAATCAAATTTAACGGAGCATTCTTAACCGACCCGAAATTTACTCAGGCTTACCTATGGTACAAGAATAAAAATACTTATGAATTTACAGGAGAGGCGCAAGATATTATTTTTAATTCTTTGATTGCGTCTTCTACCCCAGTTTATCCGTTGACTAATTACGTTGACACAACACAAGGAAAAATTACAACCATATTCCAAAACGGAGCATTTTTGCAAAGCATTATTTTAAATGTCAATTCAGTTTCAAGTACAACAATTCCTTATTACATAGATATTTATCGTAATGGAGCGTTATATGGCACTTTAAATTGCTTAGGAACTACGGTAAACGGAAACTTAATCACGATTCCAAACATTCAGGGTTTAAATGATTACTATACTTTTCAAGTTAGAAGCACGGCTTCGTTGGTTGTAGATTTCACTATTGAGTATCGTGTGTGGTATTTAGTTGGTGGTCTTCCTACTTACGATTACGTTACATACGACACTTTCACGAACACGCTAACAACTTACACCGACTTGGCGCAGTTAGCACCGCAAATCAAAGTAAACGAGTTCGTAGCGGGTATTTTAAAGCAATTTAACTTAACGTGTTTTGGTACTGGGTTAATTAACGGAACTTTCAATTATACTATTATTCCTTTGGCGGATTGGTACGCTTCAGGAGCAGTCATAGATATAACTGAGTTCACGGATAAAACCGAAATAGGAATAGACCGCGTAAAACTTTACAAAAAGATAGGGTTCGCATTCCAAGAATCTAATAGTTTAA